TCTGGTGTTTTCATCGTCATCCTCCACATTGAATAAATCATTAAGGCGAACCCGAAAGCCGCCAGATAGTGCGTGTGGGTTATCCAACCATCGGTCAAAACCAAAACCCAGCTTAGACCGTGGAGGACTCCCCATTGGAAGATATTAAAACGCATATCGGTTGGAGCAAAGGACGTCGATGACCGTCTCTGTGCTGTAGCCATTTACCAAGCGCTTGCCGTATATCACGCGAGGTCTCAGGCCCGCCTCTTGGCAATCCTTGATGGCGTCAATCTGCTCACCACGACTCAGGGGTTGGATATTCCTGTCCATGATGAGGTTCTGCACCGTGACGTGCGGCACGTCCTTGTTTGATGAACACCCAGCCAATGCGCCAATTGCGCAAACCAAAATCAAAATGTTTTTCATACCGTTGCCCTTCCCTCTGCTCTATTGTTTGCCTGCTCAGTGCGCCATATTTCCACCCTCAACTCGGCGGCGGTGATGTCCCACTTCAGTTTTTCTTCTATCTCAACTGCGGCTTGCAGTCCTTTCAACAACTCCACCATTTCTGGGTGAGCGTATGCTTCACGCTCTTGCGCACCGATAGCGGTCTCCATGCTTCGCTTCATCAGAATGCCCTTCAGCGACTTGCGATACTGCTCGATGTAGGTGCGCTCCGCCTTTGCTTTGGCAAAGAGCGCCGCGTGCTTCAAGATGTAGTCAACGGCCTTGTGCGGGTCTCTTTCTTCACTCATAAAACATTCTCCTTTTTGCGCGGTTGCGCTTGATTACCATTGCAACAAAAATCACCAGACAAATCCAAAACATAAATCCAGACATCGCCATGAACGTCCAGAAAAAATCTCCGAATGAATCAAACATTTACTCCTCCTTTGGTGGACGTGAACACATCCAATAAAAACCAACAATCAAAACAACAAAAAGCCACGCCGCCATTCCAGACAGCATAAAAAACAACCCCAACACATTCAACAATGTCTCCATCAATCACCCCTTTTGTTCACGAAGTCTTCGCGTACCTCGACCATTGCCTGCGCCTGCTCGAACGCCTCGTAGGCAATATCTATCTTTGACTTGCCTTTGACTGGCTTTTGCATGAGGCCCATCAGCGCGAACATGGCGTAGATGTCAATCAAGTCTGGTTCCGTTTTCATTTACGACTCTTTTCTTTCTCAGCCAAGTAATGCGTGACTTGGTTGTGCAGTAAATCAATCAAAGGTGGGTCACCCATAAACAGGAAGTACACCACCACAAGCGAAATAATCCAGTTCATTCAATCCCCTCTATGGTCACCTTGACCATGCCACCGACTTCGTCTGCCCAATACACCCGCAGGTCTTCTATCAATGCATCGTCCTGCATGACGCCCGCGTAGGTCATCGAGTCAAGCAATGCCTTCAAAAGGTTGTCCAAATCACGGCGGCGGCGGTCAGGGCGAAAGGCTTGAATCTCCACCTTCACGGCGTAGTCGATGTGCTTGGCGGCACGTTGAATCAGCACTTGGTCAGCTACAGCCTTGCGGTACTCGCGCCCCTTTGCGCTGATGATGGTGCGACCATTGAAGTTGCGCCAATAGGTGTTGACCGTTGGAGGCCAAGGTAGTGTGAGTTCAATCATTGGCGTTGTGTGGGTATGCGGTTAAGGATGTCATTGGCAAGAGGCGAGTTGAAGTTCTCGTCGTCCTCTTTACCTGCCAGCTTCGCCTCATAAGCGAATGCCATTTCGGCGCAGGCTTGACGCTCCATGAAGATTGCCTGCTTGGTGGTTTGAATTGCCACCGCCATGATTTCCGCCTTGGCCTCAGTCAACGCTTGGTTGAATTGGTCTTGCGTAAAAAATGCCTGCCCTTGCGACAGTATGTTTTTTTCAAAGTTCATTTCCATTCTCCTGTGTTACCTCGGTTACCTTTTGCCCATTGCTCTCTAACATCCGCCTCAAGGCGTGACTTGGGGTGAAGTTCGTTCCATCCCTTGTGACGCTTCCCAAGGTCATCAACGTAACCATTGAACCAACGGTATGCGCTATCGCGATTTTTGATGCGCATCTTGATGACCTCCCGAACGAGACAACGGTGACGATGTTCGTCCGCTCCTTGACCTTCTTGCGTCTCATTCAAAATCGTCCCCCATCGTCAAAGGACATTGGGATTGAGTCGTGATGCTCAACAAACTGCTGGCTGTCTTTGAGATACCAAAGCGAGTACCAGTCTTCAGCTTCGCCATTGCGTTGCTTCTCGCACATCAGGTAGGCATCAGGAATCATTGGGTCAACAGAGCCGTTCTGTGCATCGTGTTCTTTTTTCTTGTTGCGCCACACCATCAGGACGTTGTCCACTTGGTCGCTGATAGAACCAGAACCCTTGATGTCGTTCTTGTTGGGCTTGATTTCCTCGCTTTGCAATTTACGGATGTGGTGAATCAAGTGGATGTGGACGTTGTGGTCACGGGCCAATGATGTCAACTCATCGACAAAGGACTTCTGCGCGTTGTAATCGTCTTCACCAGACACGCACTTCATCAGTGAGTCAATGAAGATGTGTTGCACGCCCAACTCAATTGCGCTGTAACGTGACACCGCAATGACCTGCTGTGCAGTCACTGTGCCTTGCTGGTCATACAGCCATAGGTTTGCGTGGGCAAAGGTTCTCATGCGTGTGATGAGGTTTGTCAGGTAACGGGCCTTGTCCATGTACCGTGGGAAGTCGATGTTCTCACCAGCAAACTGGCGAAGCATACGAAACAGCGTGCGCTTGGGCTTCATCTCAAACGAAGCAATCATCACACGCTGGCCCTGCTTGATAAGGCCCATTGCAATCTGGCCCGTCACCATAGACTTACCACCACCGTTGCCGCCAGCGTACAGGGTCACCTCGCCTGCGCGGAACTGGAACCCTGCATGGGTCTTAGTCCAAGGCATGGTCTGGGACGCCTCCACCACAGGGCTGGCAATCTCTGCCTCAATTTCATCCAAGAACTCGCCTGCGCCCTTGACCTTTTGGGCCACGTCATTGGCCTTGAGGTATTTCTCGAAGTCAACTTCGTCGGGTCGCACGATACGGATACGACGAGCCTCGTCGAGTTCCTGCGCTCTTTTTTGTACGTCAGACATTTGCATATTTCATCGCCTCTTCAATTCGCTGTTGTGATAATTTCATTCGCTCTCTGTCGCCTTCGCTCAACTTCTTGCCTTGACTCATGTCGTAGGCGCAGATGGAAACCACCAACGCTTCAAACGAAATGATGCGCATCAGGTCGCTGGCGTAAAACGCAGGCTTCATGCTCTTCTTGCCCTCGACTGGGTACTCACGGCGCTTGTCGTCTGGCGGAAACAGGTCGGTCATATCCATGCCCAAAGCCTGAACCACGCTCAACGTCTCGCAACCTGCAAAGCAGTGGAGCAACACTCGACCGTCGTCCGTCTCACGAATGGCAAGGGATGGCCCCTTGTCGTTGTGAGCAGGACAGCAGGCAGTCCAAGAGCCGTTGCGGCCCTTGACCTTGGTCAACATACCCAGCATCCGCTCAACAGGGGTCATATCACCCTCCGACCAACGGCTGGCGTGCCTGCGTCGTCTTCCCAACGACGTTGGTTGATGTACGTCAGCGGTGCTGGCTCATAGCCGCCAGTCCACTGCTCAGACACCTTGAGGATGTTGACCTGCGCAATGATGGTCTCAGCCACCGCATCCAGCCCAGCCTTGGCCCACTTCTTCTGACACTCTGCTTTGGCGACCTTGCGTTTGGATGCAGGCCAAGCATTCCAGAACTCGTCGAATTTCGACGATGTATTTATATTCTTCTTCTGTATCTGTATCTTCTTAGGGTTATCGTTCGCTTTCGATTCGGTTTTCGATTCGGTTTTTGACGGCCTGCCGCCTCGCTTTCCGAGTTGTCGATTATTTTCGACTTGATGTTGATACTTGGTAACTTCGACATGGCAACGATTGTTGAAATACCCTGTTTCGGTACGTTCAAAAAACTCATCCAAAACCGATTCGGTTATGTCCAAATCAAGACGAATCTTGCGGGCCACAGCCTCGGTGTCAAGCGGAATCATCTTCTCGCTCATGTAGTAAAGGTCAAGCAGGCGTCGATACGCCAAGTCCTCTGCATCGCTGAGATGCACTGTGTGGGTGAGGTAGTCACCAATGTGAAATTTGTACCATATCATTTCGCTGTCTTTCCAAAGATGTCGGGCCGAAGTTCAGCCCTCTTCACTTTCCTGCCTGTGTGCAACTCGATGTCACGAGCCAGTTCGGGACTAGGCAGTCGTCGCCCCGTAACAATCAATGAGAACCACGTTTTGCTGATGCCCAGAGTACGGGCCATTGCAATCATCGTCCCCCTCGGTTTGTCGGAAAAATATTCGGTTAGAGTCATCTGGTTCCTTTCTTGGTTAAGCGGATGTTACACTAAAAAAAATTGTTGTGCAACACCAGATTAAACATGATACACTACGTCCAGTTTAACTTGAAAGCGAACCATGCACAATG